GAGCCGGATCAATCTCTGGCAGGGCCAGTGGTACATGGACCTCTCGGACGGAACGCCGTACGAGCAAAGCGTTCTCGGCCGCTATACGGCGAACGTTCGTGACGCCGTCCTTCAGGCTCGGATCCTCGGATCACCCGGCGTCCGGCAGATCAAGACCTATTCCGGCGCCTATGATTCCGGGCCGCGCCAGTACACAGTTTCGGTCGAGATCGAAACCGCGTATTCATCGGATGCGAGTTCGGGATCGACGCCGTCGGCGGCGCGACTGAACACGAAGGTTGAATTCGGGCGGTAGCGCGTGGGTCAGACACCAGTCCTTCGGATAACGGAAGCCGGCGCGGCAAAGCCGACGCTCGCGGAGTGCCTCGCGTACGTTCAGGGCGTTTACCGCTCGATCTACGGTCAGGACACGTATCTCGGGAACGACTGCCAGGATGGTCAGTTTCTCGCGCTCCTCGCTCAGGCGCTCGACGACGCCAACGGAACTGCGCTCTCGACCTACAACGGCTATTCTCCGAGTTCGGCTCAAGGTGCCGGGCTCTCGTCGATCGTGAAGAACGTCGGCATCCGGCGCAAAATTCCAACTTACTCGACCGATGACTTCCTTCACGTTGGTCGCGCGTTCACGACGGTTACAGGTGGCCTCGTCACGGATCCGGCGGGCTATCAGTGGGCGTTCCCCGATTTTACAATTCCAGAGACCGGGCAGATCCTCGTCACGGGAACATGTACGACACTCGGAGCGATATCGCTCGCGGCTGGCGCCGTCGATACCGCGAACGGAAAGGGCGCGATCGCGACGGTTCAAAATGGTTGGCAGTCAGCCATGAATCCGAACGCCGCGGCTCCCGGCGCCCCGGTCGAGAAGGATAGCCAACTCCGCCAACGACAGGCTTTGTCTGTAGCCCTTCCGTCTCAGACCCTTCTCGAAGGGCTTCAGGGCGCCATTCTCGCCGTTTCAGGTGTCACGCGAGTCCGGGCTTACGAAAACGACGGCAACGGTCTGGACGCGAACGGTCTACCGGGCCACGCGATTAGCTTCATCGTCGAGGGCGGCGACGCTCAAATTATCGCGGCCTTGATCCAGCGAAAAAAAGGCGCGACCGGCACCTACGGGTCAACCGTCGTGCCGATCTCTGACAATGTCGGGATCACCCGTAACGTCTCATTCTATCGCCCGACTCTCGTGCCGGTATCCTACAGCTTGGTCGTGAGGCCCGGGGTCGGCTACACGCAAGCGGTCGAAGGCCAGATCCAGCAGATGGTGGCGGATTGGACTACGGCGCTCGGCATCGGCAACAGCGTTGAACTGTCGGCCGCTTATGCCCCCGCGAACTTGACCGGTCAGACCACTGCCAACACGTTTGAGGTCGTGCCCAACAGTCTCATGGCAACGCGTCCCGGTTCGCCGCTCGCTGCTGCTGACGTGCCGATCGCCTTCAATGAGGCGGCGCTGGGTCTGCCCGCCAACGTTATGATCACCTACGCCTCATGACCACACGCACGGTCGATGACTACGCTGGACTGATCACCCCGTGGCAGAGCACGAAGGCTCGGTTCGTCGCGACGGTGCGGGCGAACGTAGCGCCGTACTGCGATACGCAGGCAGCCATTGCCTCTCTGCCAGCGGCTTTCGACCTCGATTTTGCGGTTGGAGAACAGCTCGACTTCACAGGACAGTGGATCGGGCAAGCACGCGGCGTTCCGATTCCGCTGGCGAACATTTACTTCTCAGCCGACGTTCATCCCGGCGCCGACGAGGGCTATGCGCAAGGTCCGTTCGGTGTCAGCTACGGCACCTCTCTCCTGCCTGACCCGTACTACCGCAAGCTGCTCTACGCACGCGTCCTCTACAACCGCTGGGACGGAACGGCTGACGGCGCCGCGACGGTGCTTACCACCTACTTCGACGATCCCGCAACCTTCGTGTTTCTCGACGATCAGAGCGGCAACGCGCCGGCCCCGAATTACTTCTCGGCCGACACGGTCGATTCCGGCGCGGATCTCGGCGTCGGGTTCAGCCCGCAAGATCCGAATGCCCCTCCGAGTACGGTCACGCGCTTTGACATGCGCTGGATCTACGGCTTCGCGGGCAAGGTTCCCTCTCAGGTCGATCTCGCGATTTTAATGGCGGGCTTCCTGCCGCCTCGACCGATGGGCGCGGAAGTTGACCTCGCGATAACGACAATCGACGGGTCTCCATTATTCGGCGCCGACCTCGAAAACGCTTATATATCAGGCCCCGACGTCGGCGCGGCCGGCGCCGGCCCCGAGTCTTTCTTAATCGGATAGGCCCAAACAAGGGTCTGTTTGCCAGCCCTTTCCTTTGGGCTATATCGATTGACACCGTTTTGCGGGATCGAATATGCCCACCAATCAGTTCGTGCCCGTCGCTACGGGATCAGGCGCCAACGTCCGAACCTATTCGCAGTGGGCCGGGACGGCTGTTCAGGTCACGGGCGTTCAGACCGGCATCGTCGCGTCGAAGGATATGAACACCGCCTGGCGCCAGGGCACGACCATGGCGTCGGTCCTAGGCCAGATGATCGTCAACCGCGTCGGTATCGATGCGACGGATGACGGCAACGTTCCCGGCCTGCTCGCCAACGTCGAGCGCGGCATCGCCGCCATGATCGACCCGTCCCGCTACGCGGAGGATAGCGGCCAGATCAACACTGTCGTGGCGACCCTCTCCCCGGCACCGGTCGCGCTGACGCCCTTCCTGTCGGTTCGCATTCGGATCCAATACGCGAACACGGCAACGGCTCCGACGCTGAACCTCAACGGCTTTGGTCCACTCACCATTGTCCGGCAGGATGGGTCGCCCCTTGCGGCGGGCGACCTTAAAGCCAACCGGATCGTAAATTTCGTCTACGACCGCGTCGCCAACGTTTGGCGCATCGGTGGTCCGGCCGACAGCGACCTCCTCGGCGCCACCTACATCTCCGCCCCCACGACCAAAACGGTCGGCGGTGCAGGCGCCGACTTCGCCAACCTCAACCTCGCCCTCGCATGGCTGTCGAACTACCGGATCTCGGCGACGGGGTCGGTGACATTCCTCCTTGGGGTGGGCCAGTTCGTCTATAGCGGCACGGCTGCGACGATCTTCTTCCAGCATCCGGACGGGCGTCGCGTCGCGATTCAGGCGCAGGCCTTGGCTGGTTCGCAGCCAGTTGGGTCCACCTTGGCCTATACGGGCAACACGGCGAGCGCCCGCGCCGCGGACACAGCGACCGATCTTGTCACCCTGCGGGCCGTCTATAAGACTGAGATCGTCCTCCAGAGTGGCGCCTACTTCTTCGGCACCGGCAACCTCGGCAACCTTCAGGACATCCTGATCACCTCAGACGGCACGGCCGGCGCCGACTGCTGTCTGTGGAACCTCGGCGGTGTCACGCTCACCCGCATGGCCTTCGTCGGCGCGGGCGGGCGGGGGTTTGCTTGCTATGAGACCTTCGTCAACACCGCCGGGCTTATCTACGGCATCGGCAACGGCGTTCAGAACTTCAGCATTCAGAGCGCTTCCGCCGTCGCGCAGTTCTCCGGATCCAGCTTCATCGCCATGAGCGGTGGCGGGATTGGCATCCAAGTCGCGTTCGCGTCGTTCAGCGGCGTCACGGGCACTGGGACCGTCTACGTCCGCGGCAACAACGGCGACGGCGTGCAGGGATACGGCGCTCAGATCAATCTGAGTTCCACATCGACATCGGGCAACAATATCGGCGCGGGGTATGCCGGTTACGACAGCGGTGCGCTGAACGCCATTGGATCTGCAGCCAACAACAACGGTGCCAGCGGCTACGTCGCGAATGGCGTCGTCAAGATGGATGCCACCAACACGACTGGGGCCGGCAACACTGGCTTCGGTTACTACAGCGCTGGCCAATCCTTCATCACCCGCAGCGGCGGTACCTGCACGGGTGCCCAGGGCGCCGCCTCGCCCGCAGTCGGCTCGGCCGGCAACGGCAACGCCACCATTATCTGAGGACTGACCGATGCAACTCGTCTGCAAGATGGTGGCGCCGTACCTCGGCGAGGAAACCGTTGACGGCAAGCTCGTTCAGCAAGCCGGCGATCCGGTGCTGACTGCAGTGGGCTACTTTCTGGATGACCAGACCGTGCCCGACTCTGCCCTAGACGAAGGGGCTATCCTCCTGCCCTACGCAGGTTCGCTCGGGCCGTCCGATCTGATTATGAGGCCGGTCCCGGACGATGCAGTTGACTTCTCTGCGGTCAAGGCGGCGCTCAGCCGCCGCATCGATGGAACAGCCGAGGCGATCCGCCTGAAACTCATCACTCCCGGCTCCGGTCAGGCGATGGAGTACCAGGAAGCCTATTCCCAAGCGCAGGCTGCATTGAATGCGACGGGTACGGTGAAGCCCGCGGACTACCCGATGCTGGCTGCCACGATCGGCGTCGATATTGACCCTGACACCGGCAAGCCGGCCAAGGACGTGCTCGGCGTCGCGCGGTCAGTCAAGGCTGCCTACGAGGGCTACCTTCAGGCCGGCGCTGCGATCCGCGGGGCTCGCTTGCTCGGCAAGGCTGAGGTCGGGGCGGCTGTCGATGTGACCACTGCGCTGGCCGTGTTCGCCGCGATCAAGTGGCCCTCATTCGGCTGACGCCCGACGACCTCCGGCAGTACCGGCACCATAATCTGGAGTTAAAGAAATGCCAAAATCCACGTTCCTCAATAACGCGATTCTCGCTCTTCTTTTTCAGGGAACGACGATCACGGGGCTTGCCCAGAACGCGACGACCTCGCCTCTGACGGTCCTGTACGTTTCCCTCCATACTGCCGCGCCCGGCGTTGGTGGCGCCCAGAACGTTTCTGAGGCGGCTTATCCTGGGTACGCTCGTGTCGCTGTCGCTCGGACCTCTTCGGGTTGGACGGTTCCGACGGCTGGATCCGTCTCGCCCGTTGCGAACATCAACTTCCCGGCGGCGACCGGCGGATCCGAGACCGAGACCTACTTCGCGATCGGTACGACCGCGAGCGGCGCTGGAACGGTCTTGTACTCCGGTCCGATCACGCCGAACCTCTCGGTGAGCACGAACGTTCAACCGTTCCTGAACACCGCGACCTCGATTTCGGAGGCTTGATCCAATGGCCATCGACCGTTTTCTCAAGCCCCTCGGCCTCCAGCGTCGCGAGCGTGAGCCGGCCCCCGAGATCGTCCGGGTCGGCGCGACCGGTGTCGCCGTCGCCGCGAATGCATCCGGGAATGTCGATCTCGCCGAGCGCCTCGAAGCGGCGATGGTCGCCGCGATCGAGTCCTGCCACGCCGAGGGGATCCTCGATCCCGAGATCCATCGCGAGCGCATGATGGCTGCTCGCGAAGCGGTTTTGGCGGAGTAAGCCCGCGTGCCGCTGTTCCTTGATCGCGTTCAACAGG